GACTTCCTGTTCGCCTATCTCATTTCTGGTTATGCTTTTAGCCTGTATATCTGCAACTGCATTTCCGCCTATTCCTCGCATCTCAAAACCTCGCTTTCATGTACGGTTTTAAGAAACCAAGAAGTGACTTTGGATATCCCATGAGGGAATTGTCGCCATCCATGTTGAAATAGGTCACAGAATGCCTACTGATGGTCTCAGACTGTACACCGACCTTATCCCGGTTGTTCAGGTCCCATGAAAGCATGTTGGCTACTCCCAACTTGATATCCATCGGATATACTATCTTCGTAGCCATTACCACAGGCTCACTCACAAGCTCCTCATTCACCTCTATATGTCCATTGTCCATATCTACAGCCTTGATGGTGTATAAGCCATCATTGTAGTGCGATTCTGACACCTGTATAGTGTCGCCAACCTTGAACAGCTCAGATGCATACTGAAAGCCTGTCGCAGCGTCCACAGGAGCCACAAACCGCCTGTTCCTGTCCTGAAAATTATTATTTGTATATTTTCTGATCAGGAGCTCAAGTGCCTGAAGCTTAGCCTCAAGCACCGGAGCTTTCTCCTTGGTGTCTACGTACTTCTTAAGTTCATCGACAGTCATGATCATATGACCACCGCCTTACTTCTTAGGGATAACAGTATACCCATCATGCTCCGTGAACCAATCTGCCATACGCTTTGATGTGATCTCTGCCTTTCCGTTTGCGAACTGGACACCACCGGCGCCAATTCCACAGTAAGCAGTGCTATTATTAACAGATACTACCCAGCCTGTAGGCTCACTCTCTGTCTTTGACTCTACTACAGGCTCAACAACTTCATTTGCCTGATCTGCTGTCTTCGTTTCCTTTGTTGCCATATTCAATCACCCATCCTTCCTTATGCAATCTTGATATTTCTGAGTACACCTGCATGCTGTGTATTCTTGAGGACTGTAGCTGCAATCATCTCAACCTCAGCGTCCTTGACAGTGCCAGGCTCGTTGAAGTTTGGAAGATACTGATCAATCACTGAACCGCCATTCAGGCTGATTCCGTGGAATCCATCGTTTACGTCAAACTTGACTGCATAGACGTCTGTAAGACCTGTTGTTGCCGAGCTCTCCTTTGCGATGGTTCTTGAAAGTCCCTTCTTGACAACATGGCCAGCAGTTGCAGCACCACTGCTTACAGTGTAATAGTCCTGCATATCAACAAGCTTGACACCATCAATAGTAGTGACACGCTTTCCGAATGCTTCCTCACTCTCTGTCTTGTATCCAAGGATACGAGCCACTGTCTGAATCTTGGTGATCATCTCTGTGTTAGTGAGCACCGCATCAGCATCTGTGGTCTTGACAAGAAGGCTCAGTGCCTCATAGAACTCATCAGCATTAGACTTGATCGCTGTGATAGATGACAGATCAATAGCCTTGTCTGTGCCGTATTCTGTCGTTGTTCCCGCAAGCATGGAATCAAGTCCCTGGAACTCAGGGTGATCAGTTGATGCTGTTGTAGTTGCATCACCATTGATCAGTGTATAGTGGAAGAGGTTTACCACTGCCTTGATATGCTCCTCTATCTGATATGCCATATTGTCAAAGTTACCTGCTACCCTGTTGAGCACTCTGTCCATCTGAACAGCTCCGCCCATGATTGCAAGATTAGCCTCGCACTCCTGCTTAGTAGCCGCTGATGCAGTGTAAGAGCCACCTATCTTTCTGAACTCTGCTGTTGCTGGAAGTACCTTTCTGAGATACTTGTACTTCATTGTTGAGCCACCACCTGATGCTGATACACAGTCATCAAATGTGAGCATCTGAAGTATTGTTGACTGTCTGAGGAAGATATCCACGATCTGTGAGAATACCTTATCACTCATACCTTTTTTGATTTCTTCTAATGTCATTGCTGCCATAGTTTTTTCACCATTCCTTTCTACTGGGTGCTGTCACCCTCATATTTCTGTTTTAGTGCCTCTGCCAAATTTTTAGGCTCTATGCCGCCCTGACCTCCACTTGGCAGTCTATTCTCAATGATGTGCCTCTTGCCATCATCTGAGCCGGATGGAGCCGTAAACTGAGCCGGGAACTGTGTCTTTAAGTCGGTGAGCATGTTGTCCCATCCTTTGATGTGCCCCTCATCGTCAAGCTTAAGTTCCTCGTTCTTCTCCTTGAGGTTCGTCTTGATCTTATAGGTCATATAGTCGGTATCAACCGCATGGGCCTCAAGCAGTGCCACCTTGATTGCTGAATTGACCTTGGTCTCTTCAAGCTCCTTCTGTAATCTTGCATTCTCTGTCTCATAAGTTGATATCTTCTGCTGCATGCCCTCGTCACCCTTGGACGCTTTCTTAAGGTCCTCAATGAGCTTATTTGCATTGCCAATCTCCGTGTCTTTGCCGGTGATCAGTCCGTTGAGTTTCTCAAGTTCTGAATCATACTTCTCCTTGCTGACGTACTTGCCCTCGGACAGATCTGTGTATCTTACATGCTTGAGCTTATCTGTCTCTGTGCTGTTCTTCTCATCAATCTTCGCCTGTACCTGTTTGTACAATTCTTCTCCTAACAGTTCCTTTAATTCCATTGTTCCATCCTTTCTTGGCTTTAATTGTAGCCACACATGGCAGTTATCACTCTTGCCGGAGTTATTTTATCGTCACAGTTTTACCGCCTTAAGCCGATTTTGGGCATAAAAAAAGACCATGTTTTTATCATGGTCTGAATTAACTAAATATTATGTTTTAGTTCTTTATTTATTATTCAAATATCCGTTCTCATACAAAAAAACGTTTTCTTCAACTGTCAGAGCTGAAAAAGGGTTAGTCCAAGAATCATCCTCTGTTTCAAAATCAGGTGCTTTAAATTCCGATGGAATAAAGCCTAGTTTATCGCATATTCTCTGATATTCTGTCTCTTTATCCATTATAACACCTCCATTTTTACTCCAGCATCTTCAAATATACTTCTCACATTATCATTATAACCCTTTATCTCTAATTGAGCAAGTGCAGATGACGCTATTGGCGCATTAAATTTCTCTTTATCCACTGAATATTTATATATTTTCCCATCATGGCATACAACTAGTCCAAATTTATAAGCACGTTTTTTGCAAGTCATTAAATCTGCCAAACTTGGCACGCTACTTCCTGGATGATTATGGATTGCTATGATTGTATTTGGCTTGCTGTTGTACAACATTTCTATCATTCCTTTATTTGGCTTTGCTGTACTTTCCTCATGATACTCCTTATTTATTTTTGATTTTCCAGTCAAATAGTCAACAAAAGCAATATCCTCGTATCTTGTTCCCGAACGATGAGTTAACATTTCTTTTGATCGCTGCCATGCGATTCTATTAACCCTATCACTATCTGATACTTGGTTGAATTTTCTTCTGTAATCCGGAGATTCTATTATTTTTTTATGAATAACTGTGTCTTGATAAATATATTTTGGCTTACTTTGTTCTTTTTCATGCGCAATCTCAAACGACACCTTAAAATACTTTTCTTTGTACTCCTCAAAGTCTGTCGTCTTATCCAGCCCGAAGTATTCCGCTCGATCTTTCAGTCGCTGAAGCTCATCATCATCCAATGCCCATCTTGCTCTCTGCAATAAGCAGCACCGGCAATTACAATCCTCTGCCGGATCTCCAAACATTCCAGGAGCCTCGACCTTACGACCACCAGCTTCAAAAGGTTCATCTATTTCACGAATCTGTCCATCAAGCAGTCTATGCAGATCTCTTGTATTGCCGTCAAGCGTAGAGTCCCACTGCTTTACTATGTCCGCTCCTTTACTCTTAGCTATCTTTTGAGCATCCATAGCCGACTGTACTTGTATGCGGTGTCCTTCCGTCCTTGCTATACGGATTGAATTGTTGTAAGCCTTCTGGAACGGTGTATTTGCCATGTGCCTTGTCAGCTTACCTGCCACCTCATTCCACGTTGAGCCGTTGGCAATGCCTCTTGACACCTCGGCCCTGACAGCCTTTTTGAGATATGTCACATCCTCGCCCATTTTGTCGTAGAGCGACTTACTGAGCTTGCTGTCCGTCTGAATAGCTCTCACAACTGCCGCCTGATCTATCGGCATGATGATCGGAATACCTGTCTGCTGCAAGTCATACATGACACCTGTATATCCATTCCTGTAGCACTTCGTAAGATAATCAGACACCGTTGCATAGGAATTTGACTGTAAGTTGGCAAGAACTCCTTCAAGCTGTGCTTTCAGTGCCTCTTGATATCTTCTCTGGTAGATTATACTTTGCAGATTTTCCATATCTGTCCTTGCAGACAACTCTCTAATCTTCTGCTCACAATCTTTCAGTGCCTGCTTATATGTATTCTTCAGACTGGCAATAGTTTTTTCCTCGTTATGCAGTTGTTCCTCAATTACTTCTTTCTGTCTCTTATTCATATCACATTTCAATAGACATCGTGGCTGTCGTCTTCCTAACCTATATCAATACCAAACACCTGTATACCACCATTGGCTTTTACTGTGATTGGTTCGTCTAATACTTCCCTTGCAAGTAAAGCTAAATTCTGCGTTTCCGTTCCCATATTGCTTAAGCTAACTATAAGACCAATT